CTCACCCGCTATCGCCTGCGTGATCCTGACCGCATGTGGGCAATCGATAACGGAGCATTCGCCGGCTTCGACCAGGCCGCTTTCCTTGCTCTGCTAGCCCGCGAGGAACACCACCGCGAGAATTGCCTGTTCGTTGCCGTGCCGGACGTTGTCGGGTCAGCTCGGCGAACGCTGGAAGTGTTTGAACGCTGGAAGCCGCGCCTCAATGGTTGGTTGCTGGCGCTCGTCTGCCAGGACGGACAAGAGCACCTGCCGATCCCGTGGGACGACATCACTGCGGTATTCATCGGCGGATCGACCGCGTTCAAGGTCGGCGAGCACGCCACGCACATCATTCGCGCGGCACAGGCGCTCGGCAAGTGGGTCCACGTCGGCCGCGTCAATCATCCAGAACGGTTTGAGCACTTCGAAAAACTCGGCGTAGACAGCATCGATGGCACAGGCATCGCCCGCTACACGCACATGCGCAAGGCCATCGCCAACCGAAACGATCAGGGGAAACTGGAACTAAACGGCATCCATCGCCAAGCGCAGCCATCTGCGTTTTGCGATGCATCCCGCATCACCTTGGCCAAAGGAAAACTTAGCTATGAAGCTTAAAGCGTTACTACTCGGCATTGGACTGGTGTCCTGTGCCCTAACGGACAGCGCGTCCGCCGACGTGATCCTCGGCAACCAGACCTGGTTCACGTCCGGTGCCCAGAACCTGTTCCTGTCCACCGCCCAGCCGCCGGGCAATCAGCCCCAGAACGTTCAGTGCATTATCTGCGGTGAGCACCAGCCAGGTAGCCAGATCCTCGGCTACAACGACTACCACAACAGCGGAAACCAGGGCGACGTGTTCATGTTTTCGACCGCCGTACTTCCTGGCGGCGGCGGTTCAGGCCTCAACAACGACCAGATCGGCACCGCCTACGGTCCAGGCGTTCTGTCGGCTTTCTACGGTGCCAACGCGACGTTCTCAATCGGCATCGACGTGAACGACACCAATGTGGCGCAGCGGCTGAACAGCTTCTACGTGCTTGACCTGACGACCCACAATGTTCTGGCGGCCTATCAGTCGCCATTCGATGCTGGAACGCCGGTTCCGAGCTTCCACAACGGTACCGGTTATCCAGATTACACGCTTGGCTCATTCCAGTTGACCGGTGCGGCGGCCGGGCATGACATCTTGTTTTTCGCGCGCATCTCGGGCGCGAATGACGGCCCGGACAGTTTCTTCCTCGTTGCGGATACGACCGCGGCCGTTCCCGAGGCCTCGACCTGGGCCATGCTGCTCGCCGGGTTTGCTGGCATCGGTGGCATTGCCATGCGGCGGAACCGCAAAGAGCGTCTGTTGCGTCTCGCGTAAATAAGAAACGCAAGCGGGAAAAGCCTTTCCGGACGCCCCCTTTCCCGCATGACTTTAGGGAACACCTGTAAAAAGGGTGTTCCCTTTTTCACATCAGCAACCGCGGCATATATCCGGTGGTCTCGGCGACATTGGCGGCAGTGGTTCTACGCGGCTTTCATGGGCATCAAAACCGCAACGGCGTCACCGCCCCCAGCAGTCCGGCGATCGCGTACACCACCACCAGCACAACCACCACGGTCAGCAGGACTTGCACCACCTTGGCAAACTGCGGCGGCATCGGCACCAGCGGCAGCAGTTGCTGAATTGCCCAGATCACCACGCCGAGCACAATCAAAAGCAGCAGGATCGATATCAGCGTCCCGATCATGGCCTATCTCCTCACCGGTTCGCATAGCGCCAACTGGAATGAGTTGCGCGCCAGCCGCTGGCACTGGAAGCGCGCATTGATCGCGTCGATGTCCGCCTGTGTGTAGTAGGTTATGATGGCCTCGCGTTCCGTAACGCAGCCCCCCAACAGCAGAAGCATTCCCATTGCCAGTATCCGCATGGTCGCCTCCCTATTTGCCGAGATCCCTTGTTAGTCCTGACACAACTCTGTCGATCCTCTCGGCATTGCTCCTGGTCTGGTTTTCCAGCCCCGTGAGCCGGTTATCGATCACGGCCAGATGTGGCGAGCCGCGGATTTCCAAAGCGTTTACGCGCGCTTCCAGCTTGACGGCGTAGACGAGGATGGAAATGCAGGTTGCAACCACGGCAATCAACTGCGCCGCCAGAAACAAAACGAGACTATGATTTTCCTGAAACCACGATTTCACCGTGGTCATCATCATCAGTGACGCATGCGCACGACGGTCGGCACGCTGCTATAGGTGATCGCCATATACTCGCCCGGCTCAAGATGCACGGTCATGCCTGCGGAATTGTAGAATATCGCGCGGCCGTTCACGTCGAGACTACTGACGGTGCCGGACCATATGTAGTGTGTTTCCGCGGTTGAGCCGGCGGTGTAAACCCACGGTGATGCGCCCACCGTCGGCGCGTCCGGCCCGATCGGATTATAACCATCGTTATCGCGGATGGTGTTCCATGCCGGATTGTTGCCGATGACGAACGGCGTCGTGGTGCCGACGAACTGATTTCCGGTAATGATCGAGCCGGTGCAGCCGCCGAGCAAATTGATGCCGACGCCGTTGGCGTGAAACTCGTTGCCGTTGGCGATCATGTATCCGCCGTGCACCTCGATGCCCACGTCGGAAACAAACACGCAGCCGATCACCCTGATGGTATCGAAACCGCCGCCGAGACCGGTGCCGGCCCAGACCAGGCCGACATCATGGCTGACGGTGAAACAGTCGATCAAACTGCAATAGCCGCTATCGTTGGCCGGTGGCGTGGTCTTGACGATGCGAAACGCCTGTGAACCGACAACAGCCGGACCATCACACTGGCACCTGAGCAAGGAAACGTTGGAAGCGTTCTCAAGCAGAAACCCGAACATATAACCAAACGCAAAGCAGTCGATGCAGGTCAGCCAGTCGTCGCGATCGGACAGGTTAAACCCGGCGCCTGGGCGGCTCAGCGTAGCAACGCTTGGCGACGGCACCCCAACCGTCAGGAACGGCCAGAAATGGCAACCGGAAATGGTGCCGCGATCGAGCGAACTGTGCACCCATATTCCGTTGTTGCAGTCGCCGATCACGTCCTCGATGTATATCCTTTGTCCGCTCAGATTGGCGGCGCGGTCGTAGCCATAAATGCCCAGGTTTTCCAGTCGTGTGCTGCCGGTCAATGACGTGATGGCTGTATCGGCAAACTGCGCAATCAGGGTTGCCGCTTCGGCGTTGGTTGTCGGCGGGATCGACAGGCCCTCGCGCACCATCACCAGGTCGCGCATGCCGGCGCTGTCTTCCAGCGTAATAGTGGTGCCGGCGATGGTCCGGATGTGGCCCGCAACAGTGTACGGGTTCATCAGCAGATTGCCGGTCGAACTGGTACAGTCTGGGGAAAAGATCGCCCCCTGCAGCGTCGTGAAATCAGGAACCGTCAGGTTGCCGACGCGGTAGAATGCACTGCTGCCGTCTGACCGCCTGGCCGGCATGTGCAGCAGGCCACCGGCGGCGGCATTCAGCGCCTTCTGGACGTTGGCAGTGTCGTTCGTGGTGCCGTCGGCGACAACGCCGAAATCGAACACACTGAAAACATCGCGCGCCTTGTTCTGCATGGTTCGCGTCACTGCACCGGTGCCGCTCTGCAGAAAGTTGCCGCTGCTCGCCAGCGGCTGCGGCCCCACCCAGTCGCCGCTTGCGCTTGAACCCTTTACCCACAGTTGCCAGGGGGTGCTGTCGGTCTGCAGATAGATGAAACCATCGGCCGCCGCATCGTAGGCCGCGCGTTCCGCCAGGGTGCCGGATGCGTTCGGCTGAATGCCCTGTCCTGGCGGCCCCGCCGGTCCTGATGGACCGCTAGGACCGAGCGGCCCGAGTGGCCTGGCGACGATAAGATTAGGGCGCCCTGCGCTGATAACGGTCGGCATGGTTTCTAAAGCCTCGCATCGAGCTTGAAAATGTTTTCCTGGTTGATCCAGCCGGAAGCGCCGACCGTCAGCCCGGTGAACCCCGCCACGCGAATGGCGGTGCCGGTTTTTGACTGATTTTCCTCGTAAGTAATATTCGCCCCGGTTGCCGACTGAAACGTGCCGGCGGACGAATAGAACGCGAACGTCGGCAGGTTGACGGAAACCGCCGGCGTGTTGCGCATTTCATTCCAGTGCATGGCAACGTCCAGCGCCGTGGCGGTTGCAGCCTTGGCAATCATTCCCTGGCCACAGAATTGAAGATACCGTTTGCACGTCAGCAACTCCTGATCATAACTGCGCATAATCAGCGGCGACTGTGCGGCGGTCGGGGCGTAAATGCCGGGAAGAACGACGACGCCGGTCAGGCGAAACACATCGGATGTCGTCGATACAGCGTTGACCTGTCCCGCCGCCGCTACGTAGTGGCTATTGTACCATGTGCCGGTAGCAGGTGCCTGGTAGGTAGTGCCGCACGCGATCACAAACCACAGCGACATCCCTGTGGTGTTATTGATCGACCATACACCACTTCCGGTCGGGCCCGGAAACGTCAGGACGTTATATTGCGGAACGTTCGACGCGGCCTGTGTGTATGACATGACGCAACTGCGATCATATGCGCCGTTGCGAATGCTCAGGCTGTAGACGCCGGCACGGCTGTGTGACGTCCAAAAGGCAATCGTCAAAGGCTGGGCATTGGGTGTGCCCCAGTTTAGTCGTGCAATCCTGTATCCTTCGATGGTGTGCTGGACCGCCGCATAACTCGTTGCGCCTAACCCCCCTTCTGCCACCGACGGGATCGAGAAAAGATGGTACGGGATCGGAAACGTGCCGCTAGCTCCGATGGCCGTATTAAGCGCCATCGTGCCGTTCCATGTGATCTGCCAGTTGTCGCACGGGTAGGTGTTGACGGTGCCAGTGCCGCTTGTACCGCGCTCCTGACTGACCTCCATCCCGCCATTGACCTGGATGCCGCTATAGGCCAGCGCCTCGAGCACCATCGGCCCCACCGGTCCAGTCGGCCCCGTTGCTCCTGCTGGCCCCGTCGCGCCCGGTGGTCCCGCGGGCCCCATCTGCCGCGCCACAACGATCGATGGCCGGCCCTCGCTGATTACGGATGGCATCGAGTTAAACCTCTTTTAAGGATAGCGGCCGGCGTGCACGACAAACGGCCCGCGGAATAATTCCGTGACGGTGCCGCTGCCGAGCAGGTTAAAAAAATAATCCCACTGCTGCGCCGGATATTTCGGCACCAGCAGATCGGTGGCGACGGTGGCCTGCGGCAAGTAAAGCGTGATCTTTCCGGTTGCGGCGTCGTCGAGAACGATGCCGCTGCCGACCGTCAGTTTCTTGATCAGGCTTAAGTGGTCGAACCGCGGCCGGATGTAGAATTCCAGCACCGGCGACGTTCCAAGGTCGATCGGCGTTTCGGTGCCGTCAGGGTTCAACACCATCAATTGCAGCGCCAGGCTGAAATCCTCGTTGGCGTTGGTTTCGATCTTGAAGATCGAGCTCGCGTGCTCGTAGACGAGGTCAGGCGCCAGCGCATAAACCGACACCGCCACCGGCGTCGAGCGCGGATAGATCGCCGGCGTCTCCAGCACCTCGCCCTCGTAACGAACCTTGCTCGGCGCCTTTTTCATCGACATGGTCCTAACCTCCCGGCGGCGCGTCGTCGGTGACTGGCGCCGCTTCCTCGAATTGCAAAACCGGCGAAGCGTATTTCATCACGTCCAGAGATTGCAGCGCGTCCTGGCCCTGGTCGTCCGACGCAAGCCGCATTTCGCACACCGGCGTGGTGAAATCCGCCACGGTGCCGCCCGTTGTTGCAAACCGCAGCCAGGGCCAGATGCTGCAATGGTAGTCGGCAGCACCCACCACCATCACCGTACTGATTTCATAGAGCCGCGCGTTGATGGAAAACCGATTACCCGGTTGCGGAGCTGCCCCCGCGGTCATCCTTATCACAACCCAGGTCGCCGCCTGAGCCGCCGCATCGCGCACCGTCGCCGAGATCAGCGTATCGTTCAGATTAGCCGGATCGGCATAGACCGAGCCATCGAGCGCGCGCGTGCGCACAAACCGTGGCGTGTGGCGCCGGCCGAACTGGTCGACATACCAGGGCGCATAGCGGTTTTCGTAAGCCGGCAGCGCGATGGTCCCGGTGCGCCCGCGCAGGTTGCCGAGCATGGCTCGCATGGCCAGCATCTGGTCGCGGTTGCGCAACGGGATCTGATAGCGCGCCTGCCAGCGGTCGGTCATCTGCGGCACCACCTGCTCAAATCCCGACAAGGTCGGCCCGCCCGACAGCGAGCGCAGCAGTTGCCCGAAACCGCCGTTGGTCGGCTTGAGTGTCGACGGCCAGACGATCATGCCAGAATTCCCGTGATGGTCGTCCACTCGCTCGATCGCGTGCCACTCTGCCAGGCTACGCGCATGTCATAACTGTAACCGCTCGGCACCATTACCGAGATGGCCTGCACGTTGCTGGCCTGCACGTTGGCGTCGAGCCATCCGCCGTCGTCCGCCGACGACAGTTTGAACTGTGCCCTTGCACTGGTTTCTTCCTGGCCATCGCTGTCCCAGTTCATCACCAGGTTGATCGGATCGCCGATCGCCAGCACCACCGCACCAGGCAGACCGCTTGAGCCGGCCAGCCCGGTCGGTGCCGCCAGCGGCGCCATTGCCGGACCGGCGGCAGGGACCGCAGGCGGCGATCCTTCCTCGCCCGTGGTCCAGTCGTAGGCCGACTGATCAAACGAGCTCACGCCAATCGCACAGGTGCCGGCGCCGGTGTCGATTTCAAACGATGTGATTTCGAAATTATCGTTGATGCCAAGTTCATCGATCTGCAAATTGACAAAGCGTTCGTTGTAGGCAAGCAACCCGAACAGGTTGGTGACGATGCGGCCGGACCATTCCGGGTTGCGGCGGTGCATTTCGATCTTCATCAGCCGCCGCGCCTGGCTGTGCGATGACACCCAGTAGAGATTGATATTGCTGGACAGCACCTGGCCGCGCTCGGAAATGTCGGCCTCGTCGCGCCAGGCCGTGGCATCTGATGTCTGATAGTCGTTTGGCGGTGATGTATATTGCGCGGTGATTTCATTGACTGCACTGAATGCATTGCCGCCCTTGCGAAATCCGTCATATCCCAGGATGCGGTCCGAGCCGATCGCCACCGCCGGCGCCACCGTTTTGCCAACCCGCACACCAATGGCACCATCGGCGCGCTGATAGGTCTGGCCGTCGCAGGTCGCAAACACCGCGCCGAGCACATCCTTCGGCGCCGCGTTCGGCAGGTCGTAGCCGCCGTTGGCCTGGTAGCGCGGCTCGGTGCCACCGCCGGCGAGCGCAACCGCTTCGTCGCAGATATTCGCTGCCGGTATCCAGTCCTCGGCGATCGCTGCCGATGTGAACAGCACACTGTCCAAATGGGCGAGCCGCATACCGTCAGGATGCCGGTGATAGTCCAGCGCGATCAGCACCGGATTTTGCGACCATTGCCAGGTGCCGGGATTGTCCTTGTCCTGGCCGCCGTCGCGCGGATCCCACACCCTGGCGCCGCGCAGCACCGCGCGAACCACAGGCGGTTGCCCGCCGGTGTAGACGCTAGTGAAATCTTCCGCCGCCGGCTCGGCACACCGCAGCAGCACTTTGGCAATGCCACGGCCCTGGTGGCTCGCATCCCAGATCGACGGAAACCAGGTGTGCAGCCAACTGAAGCCCTCATCGGTGTCAGTGCCGCTTTCAACCTGCACCGCAACGTAGGGTGTCAGCCCAAAGCCCAGGTAAAGGTTGGTCACGTTGCCACCGCCGGCTGACAACGGTGGTGACATCTCGGCCGGGAATTCGTTCAGCCAGATTTCTTCGAACTGCACCAGGCCGTGGTTGACGGCAATCACCTGGTCGAGTTGCGGCGGCCCGCCATACCCTGACAGCGGTTCATTGAACATCATTGGCCCGCCGACTTTCACGCGCCCATAGTGCCGGCGCCGCGGCGGGACAGGTTGCTTGGTGGTGACCTGGCCATCGCTCGGTGATTTTTCTTCCGGCTTCGGTGCCAGCAGCACGTTGGCCGCATAGGCGCCACCGATCAGAACGCCGCTGCCGACAATGGTGGCAACCGACAGGCCCGCAACCGTTGTGCCGGCGAATGTCCCCAGCCCGGCGATGCCGGCAACTTCGCCCCCTGCCACCGCGGTCAGGATCAACAGCCCAACGGTCTCGGCCATCTACAGCGCCCATGCCCGCACCACCCGCGCCGCCGGTGCGCAGGAAATGCCGCCGCCTTCGGCCAGCACCAGCCAGCCGCGCGGGCCCCGGATCGCCCCGACGGCCGGTCCCTCCGCAATCCTGATCAGCGCCACGTCGCCGAGCTTCGGCAGCTTCGTCACCTTGAGCCCCTGCAACCGCGCCAGGTCGTTCAGCACCGACAGCAGCCCGCCCATCCGCTTGATCCCCGGCACCTGATCCAGCGTGGTGTAGCGCCCGCGCAACTGCGCCGCCGGGTCTTTGCCGGTGACAATCTCGATCCAGTCGGCCAGGAACAGCCCGCAATCCAATTGCCCATAGGCAAAGCGCCGGCCGGCACAGGCCTGCAGATACGCTTTCAATAGTCCGGCCATCGGCGTGATGCGAATAGCAATAGTGGTGTTCGCTCGCAGAAACTGTCCCCCGGCCATCGCTTCTGCTGATCGCGGTCGGAATAGAACCCGCCGGCCGGACGGTTACGGCCGGTGTATGGCGTCTCGTGCGTAATCGACAGCGTCCGGTTGCCCACCGATCGCGACACTTCCAGCGACATCATCAGCCGCACCGCGATTGCGCACGGCATCCCGGACAGCGCGCGGCCGTCGAATGCCTGCAGAAAGATCCCCACCGGTTGCCCTTCGAAATCGTCAGTCTCGCCAACCGCGACAGACATCAGGCCGGCGTCCACGCCCGAGACCGTCAGCCGCCCCGCCGGCGCCGTGCCGTTGAATGCCGTCGTCAGTCCGTCGATCGTGCCGAGCTCGCCGAGCCCGGACCATATCTGGCCGTCCAGCGTTCGCAGCGGGCCAAAACCGGTCCACACCCGCACGATCCCGCTCACGAAATGAAACCGCACCAGGAACGCGCACGGTGCCTCGCGCTTGGCGACTAAGGCGGCGATTTCTGCCGGCAGTGCCATCAGGCGCCGCGCGCCATGTGCGAGGAAACCGCCGCCAGCGCCCGCGCTTCAAGCGATCTGTTGGTGGCAATCAATGCCGCCTGCAGCCGCGCCACCGCCGCGGTGTCGGCCCCCGATGCATCGATGTTGTAGACCGGCGCCACCGTCAGCCCGCCGCCTCGGCCACGGCCGATCGCCTGGTTCGGCACCACCATTCCCGACTGCCCTGGCGCAAACAGTTCCGGCCCATGCTCGCCGACCAGGTAGCTCGATCCCGACGACACCGATCCGCCACCGGCCCGCGCCCCGCCAAACCCTTTCATCAGCGCGCCGAATATGGATGTGCTCTGCCCGGCACCGGCCGCAAAGATCAGATCGAACATCTTGTCGATGGCCTTGCTGGCCATGCGGTTCATCAGGTTCTTCAGAACTTCGTCCAGCTTTTTGCCTTCCAGCACCAGTCCCTTGAAAGCGTCGGCCAGGCCCGAGCCGAATTCGCGCGACGCTTCGTTGATTTCCTGCAACTGATGTTGCGCGAGCGCGAGCTTCAGTGCAGCCGCAGCCGCCGCGTTCGCCTGCGCGTTCATCTGCTCGGTCATCGCGGCGGTGATCTTGAGCCCGTCGCGATCGGCTGCGGCTTTCAGGGTCGCAATTGTCCGCAGCCGTTCCTGTTCGCCGGCATTCTTGCCGACGGCCTGGCTGTCGGCTTCCAGCAATGCGATGTGCTTGGTGATCTGGTCGTTCGCGCGATCGTAGGCCGATGCCTCGGCTGCGGCACTGGCCGCCGCCGCCGGCGCCTTGAATGGCACGTTTGTTGTGCGCGCGCCGGTCGGCCCGCCCGGTGCCTTCGGCAAGGCGTCGAACCGGTCCGCGAATGTGTCGGTCGGTCCCTTGCCGGTAATGAATTGCTTGATGCCCTGAAATTCGCGGATGGTGTTCTGAATGAATGCCGCGGTGTCGGCCTTGATCCAGTCGGCCGCGGATTTCATGTAGTCGTCAAACAGCTTGGCCTTTGCCACCAGATCATCCAGCGGTGGTGCCGCCGCCCGGAACCCCGCCACAATGTTGGTCACTGCCGGCCCGCCTCTTTCCAGCGTCTTGACCCACTCTTCTGACAGACCGGCGGCCTTCGCGACGTCCACCTTGTCCAGTTCGGACCTGGCGTCACGCACCATGTTGGCGACCAACTCCATGCTCTGTTGCAGCGTCAGCGCTTCCCGGTTGATGCCCTGTAGCGCCTGCGGGTTTCTGTCGAACAATTCCGACAGTGAATTACCCTGGCCGCGCTTCATCTGGTTCATCAGATTAAGCATCTCACGCAGGCCCCTTAGCGCATCCTCCGTACTCGCGCCGCCCTGCTTAGCCGCCTCCTGGAAGGCCCACATATCCTTTATGCTTTGGCCGGTGATCTGCGCCTGCTTGTCAAGTTCCTTGAACCGCGCATAGAAATCCGTCACCGCCTTGGTCGCGGCATCGATGCTGGATGTCAGCGCGGTTGAGAACAGGTTGCCGAGAAAACTGGCCTTCACCTGCGGGTTCATCTTCTCGAACTTGCCCTCGATATTTTTCACTTCGCGCTCGGCAATCACGCCGGCCTTCGCCAGATCCTTTTCGAACTTGGAGAGTTGCGCCGAGAGCGCGACAACTAATGCTGCGGTGTCAGCCATCTATTCCACCGAATACTTTTTGATGGTTTTGGTGATCTTGCGCTTCATGGCCGCCTTCATGCTCTTGCGCATCAGCCGGTAGCTGGCGAAAAAGAATGGCTGCGCACTGACGTTGATTGTTCCGAATTCCACCGCCCGCGCGTAATCGTATGGCTTGCCGCCGCCGCCCATCCGCATCGTCAGCAACCCGCCCGCCTTGATCCGCATCAACAGCCCCTGGCGATCGCTTTCCTTGCGAATGGATTTCGCCAGGTCGCCAGTCAGCCCGTGCGGCACCGCCGACTGCATCACGCCGATCAACTGGTCCGACTGACTGGCGAGCTCGGCCACCGCGTCATTGTAGACCGCGCGTTGCAGGTCGACCGTCAACTTCTTGAACCGCTCGACGCTTTGGTTCTTTGCTGCCATTCAGACTGCGCGCCTCGATCGCCGCTGACTGTTCCAGCATCGCGTCAAACTCGGCATCGCTCGGCGCTTCCGGTTTCGGCTCGGCGCCGTGCACCTTATTCCAGCCGTCGACCGCCGCCGCGAACTGCCATAGAGAACACCGATCCACATCACCTGGCGTAAATCCTATTGCAGCGCCGAGCCCGTAGATTTCTCCGAACCGGATGCGATCTTCGCCGGCGGCTCCGGCTCCACCGGCGCCGGCTCTTTTCCCACCTGGTCCTCCGGTGGCCCGAGCATGGCCGTCTGCAGGATCACCCGCGCTTCGTTGATGTTCTGGAAATACGGACGGCCTTCAACGTAGCGTTTCACCAGCACCAGCGCCCGATCGGTTTTCATTCCGCCACCGATTAGCCCGAGCCGGATCACCTCGCGCACATCGTGCGGCCAGGCGTCGCCCTCAAGCATGGCCTTCAGCAACCCCATCGGTCCGATCGGCGTCAGCCCGATTTCAATGCGCGGCTTGTTGATGCTTTCGAGCAGTTCGCGCCACTGGCCAAAGGCGATGCGAAACGTGTATTCGCCGTCGCCGAATTGCAGCGAGACGCTGCCATCCTCTGCACTCATGGAATGGCAACCGGCGTCACCGCGCCGTCCGACACGATGTTCACCGCCATCTGCACCTTGTTGCCGCGCTCGGCGGTGATCGCGATCTCCTGCAGTTTTGCCGGCATGATCCAGGCATAGTCGGCGCCGAGCTCGATCCGCACGTTGCGGGTCTCGCCGGCATTCCACCAGTCCTCCCAGGTGTCGTAGCTCTCCTGCGCCACCACACCCGAGCCGGCGATCTGTCCCTGATAGGACACCACATCGCGGCCGAGCCATGACGGTGCGTCTGGGTCGTCGCAATCCGGAATGTTGGTGTCGTTGAGGTTCGCCGATCGCGTCAGGCCCTTGGACGTCAGGCCGCAGGGATCGGTGAACACTTCCGGCGATCCGCCGTCGCCGATCTTCACCAGGAATTGTGAGAATGGATAGGTGGTCGCGATTGCCATTGCAGTTGCTCCATTAAAAAACCCGCCGGTTTAGGGGCGGGTCGGTGGTCGGTCGATTTTGTTAAACTGCCTACGCGGCGGTGAGGTTTAGTCGCATGCGTTTCGTGTTCGGCACCGGCGGAATATCCAGATACGTGCCGGGTGGCGTGTAGACGTGATGTGCTTGGGTCAGGCTCTCGTCGTTGGTGCAGAGATTGCCGTCGCTCGTTGACTTGTACGAATGAGAGGCAAACGTCGTACCGAGTGCGAGGATGTTGGTTTCCCATCGATCCTGAATGTTTGGATCCCACGCACCAAACCAGTCCGTGTGAAAACCATTCCCGCCCGCGAGATTGTGCCCAGTGTGCCGGTCGACCGACATGTACCAGTTCTTCCAGTCGTTCGGGTCGACAGCCGGCCACGCCACAATGACCAGCAGTGCTGGTATCCTGTACGGATGCGTCGGCGGACAGATGGCGTGACTGTAACCGTCCTGGACCGTATGGGCAATATGACTGCGCCCCGGCCCGTATCCGCTGGGCTCACCAGCGCCACCTGCCGATCCCGGTGTGGTCGTGGCCGCGCGCAGATTGTCGCCGTCCCAGCATCCTGGACTGCCAATGCGCGCCTGAAGTGAGCCAAATGGCGGTGTCAGAGCTGCGGGAACACTGGTCTGAAGGTAATTGAAAAGCTCCGGGATCGACCTATGCCTGACCGCTCCCGCCGCAAGAGCGGCTGGATGATCACAAAGCCACACGACTTCGCCAGGCGCGATCGGGTGCGTGTGCTCCCAGCCGAATATCATCTGCAACCCGTTCGGAAACGGACGCAGCTTGTGCGTCAGGTGCGAATAGGTGCCACCGGGCGGCGTGTAATCATCGAGCTCGGTTGGCTCGATGTTGTAATACATCTCGATATAACTCGGCACGACGACTTTCGGCGTTGAGAAACCTGGGCTTGCCGGCTTGATCATCGCCGGATGCCAATAGCCCGTGCGGTTCAGTCCCTTGCCGGCGCACGTGCCGTCGCTGCCGGTAGTATTCGGCGTACCGGCTGCATCCTGCCCCGCGCGCAGGCTCGCATAGGTCGAATTGTAATTGGTGGTACTGTTGCCAAAGAAATGATGCAGATGCGCCGCGCCCTCCTGTCCTGGATACAGGATCGGGTCGTCGTAAGACAGGTGTCCGGGATTACAGAGAAAACGAAGTTTGCCCTCGCCCGGCACCAATACGTCCGGGCAGAAAGGATAAGCAGACGCCCCCGTCGACACGACGAGTTGATTGCTGACAGTGAAATTGCTCGGGATGTCGGACAGGCCAGTGATCGGCATCAGTTCATCCTCTCCTTGATCCATCCCGTAATGCTGTCGATCGGCGCCGCACCCATCCTGCGCCCGACAACTTCGCCATTGCGAAACGCCAGCAGCGCCGGGAATGCATCGATGTCGTACCGGCGCAAGGTCTGCGGACTTTCGTCCGCGTCAATGACAACGAAATTCACCACCGGCATCGTGCGCGCCACCGCGATCAGGACATGCAGCAGCACCTTGCAGAACCCGCAGCCTGCCTGCCAGAACATGACGATGGACAGCTTCCTTGATTGAAGCACCGCCTCGTCAAAGTTATCGTCAGTGACGGCCATCACACGCCCCACTTCGCAAGGATGTAGGCGTCGGAGTTGGTGATGTCGGTACCGGTCGGGTTCGGAATGACGTAGACTTCGCAGAAACCCGCTCTCGACGCCTGACCGGCGGTTCCTCCTAGCAGGATGCCGTTGATTATACCGGGAGCGCCGGGGTTTCCTGTAACTGGGGTTCCGCGGTTCAGAACATACGACGATGACGAACCGTTAAAGATAGCGCGCGAATGATAGTTCGTGTTCAACGCACTGGTAATACCCGA